GCGGGCAGATGGGAAACTAATCACGGCGGTGAGTATTTCGCAGCCGGTGTCGGCGGTGCAGTAACAGGACGTGGTGCGGATTTATTAATTATTGATGACCCGCATTCAGAGCAAGACGCTCTTTCCCCTTCCATGTTGGAAGCTTGTTACGAATGGTACACATCCGGACCCAGACAGCGTTTGCAACCCGGCGGCGCCATTGTGATTGTAATGACACGGTGGAGTACCATTGATTTAACGGCTAAGTTATTAGACCGCATGGCGGAACCGCACGCGGATCAGTGGGAAGTGATTGAATTTCCGGCGATTTTTCCCGATACCGATAAACTGTTGTGGGCAGAGTATTGGAAACGCGACGAACTGGATAGAGTTAAAGCATCATTGCCCATAAGTAAATGGAATGCGCAGTGGTTACAAAACCCGACAGCGGAAGAAGGCGCGATCATCAAGCGCGAATGGTGGCGCAAATGGGAAAAGAAAGAAATCCCCCCAGTGGAATATATTATTCAAAGTTATGACACCGCCTTTTCCAAAAAGGAATCAGCAGACTATTCTGCTATTAGTACGTGGGGTATTTTCAAACCCAAGGAAGACGAACCCGATCAGATTATTCTGATGGATTGCCGCAAGGGCAGATGGGACTTTCCGGAATTGAAACGCATCGCCATGGAAGAATACAAATATTGGGAAGTGGACATGGTATTAATCGAAGCCAAAGCCAGCGGCACGCCGCTTACCCACGAACTCAGGCGCATGGGTATTCCGGTAGTCAATTACACGCCCGGAAAGGGCAAGGACAAAGTAACGCGGATGCACTCGGTGGCGCCCATGTTTGAGTCTGGAATGATTTGGGCACCGAAAAAACAATTTGCCGAAGAGATGATCGAGGAATGCGCTTCATTTCCCTTTGGCGCACACGATGATTTATGTGATAGTATGACACAGGCAATCATGAGATTTCGTGAAGGTGGGTTCTTGGAATTGCATACGGATTACGAAGATGAACCTGTTATGGAGCGTGTAAGGACGTATTATTAATGGCAGAAAGAAGAACAGAAAGACAAGTCCCTGATCCAGCACAGATAGCGGTGGATCAAAGTGGCTTGGAATTGGGAAGCCCCAATGAAGAACAAGTGGTATCCGCTTTTTTGGATGCCGTAGAACCAGAAAACGTGGAGATGCAGGAAGACGGCAGTGCTCTGATTGGTGAAGCCACTGCTGCTCCTATAGACAGCAGTTTCAATGCTAACTTAGTGGAATTAATTTCCGACAATGAAGCCCAACGTATTTACAATGATTTATACGGAGCCGTGGAAAGAGACAAGAGTACGCGCGGTGAATGGGAAAAGACTTACGTAGACGGACTCAAATATCTTGGCATGCAATTTGATGACCAAAGATCAGAACCGTTTGTGGGCGCCAGTGGCGTCATTCATCCGTTATTGGGAGAAGCCGTTACTCAGTTCCAAGCGCAAGCGTATAAAGAATTATTGCCTTCCAACGGTCCGGTTAAAACTCAAGTCGTAGGGGCTTACGATTCCATAATAGAGGAACAAGCACAACGGGTGCGTGAGTACATGAACTATGAAATCTTACACGTCATGAAAGAGTACGACCCAGACTTGGATCAATTATTATTTTACTTACCCTTATCCGGCAGTGCATTTAAGAAAGTTTATTACGATCAAGCTATGGGGCGTGCGGTCGCACAATTTATTCCGGCTGAAGATTTAATTGTACCTTATGAAGCCACTGATCTGGAAAGCTGTATCCGCGTTACCCATCGCGTCAAGATGCCGCTTAATGAAATTCGTAAGTTGCAAGCTACGGGTTTTTATTCTTCCGTTAAAGTAGAAGGCGGGGATGTCTATGATACTTCAGAAATTAAAGAAGAAATAGATAGATTACAAGGAGTTGAGCCTAACGATTACGGCAGTGGCGATGACGATGTAGTTACCCTTTACGAAGTTCACACCAACTTAGACATTGAAGGTTTTGAAGACATCAGTGATACCGGCGAAACGACAGGAATTAAATTACCTTACATCGTAACTCTAGACTTGAATTCCAATAATTTACTTTCTATTCGTCGTAATTGGAACAACACCGATCCCCTTAAAAACAAGATTGAATATTTTGTGCATTACAAATTCTTGCCCGGCTTAGGGTTCTATGGATTTGGCTTAACGCACATGATCGGTGGCTTATCCAAAGCTTCCACTTCAATTCTGCGTCAATTGATTGATGCGGGTACTTTGTCTAATTTACCGGCAGGCTTCAAGACAAGAGGCATTCGTATCCGCGATGAAGCGGAACCCATTCAACCCGGTGAATTCCGTGATGTAGATGCACCCGGCAGTAGCTTGCGCGATGCTTTAATGCCCTTACCATTTAAGGAACCGTCGCAAACTCTATTGTCATTGATGGGCATATTGGTAGAGAGCGGTAAACGCTTTGCTTCCATAGCTGATCTCAATGTAGGAGACGGCAATCAAGCCGCTCCGGTAGGCACTACGGTAGCACTTCTCGAGCGTGGCACTAAAGTCATGAGCGCTATCCATAAGCGTCTACATTACGCGCAAAAAATAGAATTTAATTTACTGGCAAAAATCTTTTCCCAGTATTTACCGCCCGAGTACCCTTACGCTACCAGCGGCGGACAGCAGATGATCAAGCAAGCGGATTTTGATGATCGCGTGGACATCATCCCCGTTTCCAATCCTGATATTTTCTCTACCAGTCAACGCATAATGATGGCACAGGAAATGTTAACAATGGTTAAGAGCGATCCGCAGGTGCATGGCGTTGGCGGTACTTATGAAGCGTATCGTCGTATGTATGCTGCTTTGGGCGTAGACAACATAGAACAATTATTAGAACCACCCCCAGATAACACTCCTCGTCCCGTGGAAGCTTGTGCTGAAAATGCCGCATTGGTGTCTGGGCAACCAGCACAAGCATTTCCACAGCAAAATCACGATGCGCATATTGCTACTCACCGATTGTTGTTAGAAGACACAGTGGCAGAAACAAACGTGGCTATTCAAGCCACAGTGAAAGCACATATCTTTGGACATTTGCAAATGAAAGCTAATAAGCTAGCCTTAGAACAAATGCCACCTGAAGTTCGACAACAATATGAGCAATTGAATCAACAAGCGCAGCAAGTGACTCCAGAACAAGCACAACCATTGCAACAGCAAGCTGCGGATATATTGGCTCAGTTTTCAGCGCCTATTTGTGCGCAATTGGTTACTGAATTTATGGCGACTCTTGATCCTGATGCCGATGAAGACCCGCTTGTTAAAATACGTAAACAAGAACTGGCTTTACGTGGTCAAGAATTACAGCAACGCTCACAAGAATTCCAACAGCGTGAAGAAAGAGAGTGGGCAGAACTTGATAAGGATATTGACATTGATGAAGAACGCTTGAATTTACAAAAAGAAATTGCTCTAATACGAGATGAAACTGCTCAGGATAGATTAAAACAAGCCGAGCGGTTCCATGAAGATGATATGAGGAAACAATAATGCCAGATGGAAAAGGAACATACGGAAAGAAAAGAGGAAGACCCCCTAAAAATAAAAAGAGTAATAAAAAGGGTAAGAAATTTAAGAGATATTAAAATGCCATGGCGATCCAAAGGAAGAGAAGTGCAGAAAAAGAGCAGTGGCAAATGGAAGCATCATGCGTGGGCAAAAAGTCCTGCGAGCGCTAAGAGAATGGTTAAACTACTTTATTCAAAGGAGAAAAAATGAAAGGTAAAACTTTAAAATCAGAAAAGAAAGGACCCGCTTTTGGAGCAGGACCCACTATTGCCGAAGTCTCTGGAACAGTTGCTGCTAGTAAGCAAAAGACTCCCAAAGTTACGCGCAATAAAATACCTTATGCCAATAAAGGCTTAGGACCTTTGGCTGAAAAGAAATCTTTTAAAGCCAGTACAAAAGCTGATCCCGGTATGGGCAAAGGCAAAAGTCGAGGTGGAGGAGAAGCTTCTTACGGTACCAAGTTTGAAGGCGTTTTTTAGTGGACCCCTTGTGGCTCACGGACAAAGTTTATAAACTAATCCGTGAAAAGAGAGAACAGCTTGCTCAAATCATGGTATCAGGTGGTGTTAAGGACATGGAGCACTATCAAAATTTAAGAGGACAAGTGGAAGTATTGGATTATTTTGAAAGTGAATTTCAAAACATAATTGGCAAAGCAACAGAGGATGTAGATGAGTAAAGTATTAGTTCCAAATCATATTGCTGAAGAGCAGGAAGCGAAAGAAAAAGAACATAAAGAAGAAGAGCAAACGGTAGAAAGCGCTTATGTACCTGAAGAAGAAAGGGTACTTGATCCTACCTTATTAGATAAAAGTTTATTAGAAAGAATGCCAACTCCATCGGGTTGGCGTATATTGGTTTTACCCTACGCAGGGAAGGGAGTTTCATCGGGTGGTATTCATCTCGTACAAGAGACGGTATCACGGGAAACTTTAGCAACTGTTGTTGCTTATGTTATGAAAAAAGGACCCCTGTGCTATAACAATAGAGAGAAATATGGTGACAGCCATTGGTGTCAAGAGAAAGATTGGGTACTTATAGGACGTTATTGTGGCGCCCGCTTCAAATTAGAAGACGGTGCTGAAGTGCGTCTTATCAATGATGATGAAGTCATTGCAACTATTTTAGACCCGTCTGACATCTTAGCTGTTTAAGTAAAATTAAATCAAACATGGAGAAAGACCATGCTACCAGAAGAAAATCTCGAAACAGAAGAAGGCTCTCAAGAGGTAGAATTTGAACCTATAGAGCAACCTGATTCTGAACCAAAAATTAACGTTGAATCTGTCGATGAAAGTCAACCGGCTCCTGAAGAGTCTGAGGCTTCTACCGAAAAAGATTTAGAACAATACAGTACCAAAGTTCAAAAACGTATTGATAAGCTAACCAAACGGTTACGTGAATCTGAACGTAAAGAACAGGCGGCTACTGATTTTGCTCAAAATGTTTATACTCAGAATCAACAGTTACGTCAACGCAGTCAAACCGTAGATCAAGGCTTTTTAGCTGAATATGAAACTCGTTTGGAATCGCAATCGCAGCAAGCTAAAAAAGCTTATGAAGATGCTTTTTCAGCAGGTGATCCAGAGCGTCTAGCTGAAACTCAAAAAGTAATGGCAAAGATCGCAGTGGAAGAAGAAAGATTGCGTATGAGCAAACAAGCACAAGCACAAGCACAACACGTACAACCTAACAATAACCAAATGCCACAATCTCCAAATATAGGTAGGCAAACGCCACAACCTGATCCCAGAGCCGAAGATTGGGCAGAAAAAAACGAATGGTTCGGTGAAGACGAGCCTATGACTTTAACCGCTTTTTCTATTCATCGTAATTTAGTTGAGCAAGAAGGGTTTGACCCGAGCACCAACGAGTATTATGATGAGATAGATAAAAGAATTCGGACGGAATTCCCTCATAAGTTTTCACAAGCAAGTGAAGGAAATACGGAGACCACAGACAGTTCGATAGCCCAAACTGTCGCCCCGGTTTCAAGAGCGTCTGGAGGTGGGCGTAAAAATAGACGTGTTCGTCTAACCAAGTCGGAAGTCGATATGGCAAGAAGACTAAACGTACCGTTAGAAGAATACGCGAAATTCGTGCAGAGGTGACACATGTCAGAAGAAACACGCAAAGAAACTGAGTCAAGAGAAGACGAAACGCGGGAGGAAGAGACCGCGCGTAAACCTTGGGCACCGCCCCAAATGTTGGAAACTCCAGAACCGCCAGAAGGCTATCATTACAGATGGATTAGGGCGGAATATGTGGGACAAGAAGATCGAAAGAACATAATGTCTCGTACCCGTGAAGGCTATGAATTAGTTAAATCGGATGAGATAGGTGATTTTGAACTTCCTACCATGGATGATGGAAAACATGCAGGAGTGGTAGCCGTTGGAGGTTTGTTACTTGCCAAGATTCCCGTTGAGACCCGCGATGAAAGGAATGCTTATTTCACAGAACGCGCCGACAGCCAAATGAAGGCAGTTGACAATGATCTCATGAGGGAATCGCATCCAAGTATGCCGATCCTTAAACCGGAACGGCAGAGTAAAGTAACCTTTGGTGGAGGCTCCAAAAAGGGCTAACACCATATTAATAGGAATGTAATATGGCAAATAAAGACAGAGCATTCGGGTTAAGACCCGTACGTAAACTGTCGGGTGATTATTATGCCGGTGGACAAAATAAATTCACGATTGCTTCTAGTTACGGCACTGCTATCTATCAAGGTGATATAGTGGCTGCGGTAACAGCGGGTAATGTTGAAAGAATCGCAGCGGGTGGCTCAGGCTACGTGTTGGGTATTTTTAACGGGTGTTTTTATACCGATCCTAATACATCTAAACCTACATGGAGCAACAAATATCCTGCCAGCACTGCTGCTAGTGATATTGCTGCTTTTGTGATAACTGACCCTAATATAATATGCGAAATTCAAGCAGACGCCGCGTTCCCAAGAGCGGATTTGTTTGGTAATTTTGATATTGTGGACAGTTCCCCCGTAGGAGACGCCTACTCCGGTAGAAGCGCTTTAGAGTTAGACGTGACCACTGGTGCAACCACCGCCACACTTCCCATAAAGGCTATTGAAATTTCACAAGACCCTGAAAACTCTGATGTTGGAAGCGCTAATACTAACGTTCTCGTTACTATTAACAATTCCTTG